TCAGCGTCCTTATGTGTTTGTTAAAGCGCATAAGAGAAACACTGCAGACGGTACTCCAATTTCACGACAGTTGCAAGGTGGTGCTGCTCCTGGTTACTTAGCCGGTAATCCCGGTTGTGTAATCCAGACGTTGGATGTTCAAGATTGTTGGGTTCAACTTGTGTACGCATTGAGAAATCCGTACCTTGCAGAACTTTCCTCTCTTGGACTTATCAACCCTGCTGAGATAGTGTGGGAATTGACTCACTTATCATTCGTCGTTGACTGGTTCCTGCCCATCAGTTCCTGGCTTTCTGCATTAACTGCAGATGCCGGGTATGACTTTTTGACAGGTTCTTTGTCTTTGAAGAGTGTAAGGAAGCCAGGTGCTTCTTACGAAACTGGTTCGCATCCCCCCTCTAGTCCTGTTCCCGGTAACCCCAGTCAGTCGTATCTGTATACTTATCCTAGTATACCTACGATCTCTGGAGAAATCGGTCAGTTCGAGAGAAGGTGTTACGGATCAGCACCCGTTCCCGGGCTCTACGTTAAGAACCCTCTAAGCTTCGACCACGTGGCAAATGCGATGTCATTGTTGGCTCAAGCTTTTCGCTAGGAGACAACGTCTCATGCCTGCACAGAGTTCAATTACTCTGAATACCAAAGTCTATACCCCGAGAGGCACTCAAAATGGAGTGACTACCTGGGCATTGGCTGGTGACGCGACCTTTGGCGGGGCACAGTCCTCTGTCACTGAAAGCGTTCGGGGACCCTTGAGTAACGGTATGTACCGGACTCGCTGGGTCGTGAGTATCCCCAAGGCTGCAAGCGCTGATACGGCGTGTGGTTGCACGGGTCAAATTGCGAGTACCGGTAAATCCGATATCGTTATTGACATCCCGACCAACTTCACGGCTGCCGAAAGGCAGGATTTTGTCGATCGTGTTCAGGCACTGGTAGCACTGTCCGTCTCACGTCAGTGTTTCCACACCTGAGGGTTCATGGTCGTAGGGAAACCTATTCCATGAACACATCACCTAATTTCTGCCGCTTTTGTGCGGCCATTAGGCGTACACTTTCATTTAGAGGAACCCTCAATGAAATCGACAAACCGTCACGCTCCAACTCTGGAGATTCTCTCCCAAACGCTAACAGTGTTCGGAAGACTGGGAATCCAACTCTCGTCTATTCTCAAAACGGAGGACCACCGAAGAGCCGTTTCCGTCGCTATTAATCCGAAAGGATATAGCGATTGGCGCGACTTCTTCCTTGATTACTCTGCTTTAAGTCTAGTAAAGAAATATCCGTTCTTGAACCTTCCAGGAGTAAACCCCCGGTTGGTTGCTGAGCAGAAATTTCGAGAGTCGGAACTTCGATGCCGTGAGAAGAACTTCATGTTCGCTCACCCTTCTAGCATACCTCATGAGTCTTACAGTTTGTTACTGCAAGCTCGTAGGAATGTTAGAAGGATCCTAGGGAAGTTTTCCTGGGATGGTACACTGCCC